CGCGCGGCATTGCATCGCTCGATGTTCCGCGTCGCACCGCAAGGGTCCGGTGTTTCATGTCGTTTGCTCCGTTCGTCGTTCGTTGTTATGACGATATTAAGGATACTAATACGGTATCGCAAACGCAAGCAGTTTTTTGTATCGCAACCCCAAGCCGCCTAGTGCGGCTTTTTCTTTGGAAGCCCGATGGATCTCAACGTTTTGAACAGTTGGCTGCTTGCGGCGGCAGGCGTGGCGATGACCGCCATAGGGTGGTTATTTCGAACCGCGTATGCGCGCATCACGGCGAACGAGAGGGCGACTGCGGCGCTCGCTCTGCACGTCGCTGAGGAATACGTGTCGGTGAAGCGATTCGAGACTTACAGCATCCGCTTTGATGAGGTAGCCAAGGTCATCTTCGAAAAGCTCGACGACGTTAGGGATCGGCTCGATAAAAAGGCAGACAAGCCATGACCATCACGCCCGCACTGCTTCAGGTTGCATGTGGTGCCAGCGCTGCCAATGCCGCCAAGTACGCGGCCCCCTTGCAAGCCGCATGCGATCGCTACTCGGTCAACACGCCTCAGCGTCTCGCGGCCTTCTTGAGCCAGGTGGGCCACGAGAGCGCAGGTCTGTCGGCTAGTCAGGAGTCGTTCAACTACGGCGTGCCGGGCTTGATGGCGACGTGGCCGCGCAAGATGCCGTTCGCGCTCGCCAACACGCTAGGCCGGCAGCCGAACGAGCCGTTTGTGCCCGTCGCTCGCCAGCAGCGCATCGCGTCGATCGTGTACGCGAACCAGTACGGCAACGGCGACAGCATGACGGGCGACGGATGGCGATACCGCGGCAGCGGCCTGATCCAGCTAACTTTTCACGACAACTTTGCCGCATTCGGCCATGACATTTCGCTCGATCTGGTGACGGCGCCTGACAAGCTGCGCGCCGATCCTGCGCTCTGCGCGTTGTCGGCCGGCTGGTTCTGGGTCGAGCACGGTTGCAACACGCTGGCCGACGCCGGCGCGCTCGATTCGATCACGCGCCGCATCAACGGCCCGGCACTCAAGGGCGCAGCAGAGCGCGCGGCGCTGTATGAGGCCGCAAAGCATGCGCTTGGTATTTGATCGGCTGAAAACGACCGTCAAATAGCCATCAAACAGACCGCCTTCTGGCGGTTTTTATATCTTTCAAAAATGACCGAGAACGCGCCAATCATCCCTCACGAACATCTGGTGCGCGCCACCGATGTTGAGATCGAGTATTACCCGGACCACTCGCCGCGTACCGAGTCGGCGACATTCCGCCATACCAAGGCGGCGGGCCACAAGGCGGGGCTGCGTTGCGCGATCAGCGGTCAGCCGAACCCGGAATACCACCATCTATGGTGCGAATGGGCCGACGCGGACGCCGTTGATTGGGTAGCCGTGAAGGCTATAGCTGTTGGCGAGATCACGGAGATTCCTGTTCTCGACCCAGTCACCGACCAGCCGACCGGCGAGACTTTCCCTGCCGAGCAATCGGCCATTTGGATGATCTGTCGTATCACGGAACTACGCGGCTTCGACTGGCATGCGTTCGACCCGTCCAAGCCAGAGACATTCATCGATAGCCCGCAAAACATGCTTCCGCTGTCAGCGAAGTTCCACCGCTCTGCAGAACACGGCATTCATCACCGCAGTTTCCCAACGTTCGTTTTCCAAGGCTATCCTCGTCAGGCCGGATTCATTTTCTCGCCAGACGAGATCGTTTCTAGTCCGAAATAATCTGCTAAAATGAGCGAGCCGCAAAGGTGCTGATACACCAATGCGGCTCTAACCACCATCACTTTACTGGAGAAAGAAACGATGGCTGATCGTCAGTATATCGCACCGGGCACCCCAATCAATTCATTCACGTATCTGGCTGAAGCGCCGGATATTGGGAAGGAGCGCGCCGTTTTAGCGCGATGTGCGTGCGGCAACGAGAAGGTCTTCCGTCTGACCTACTTGCGCAACGGGCACACGAAATCGTGCGGATGCGCCCGAGGCAACGCAAATCGAAAAAGGACCACGCATGGGCATACGCCGCGAGTGGGTCGCAATTCGACGTATGCAGTCTATCGGGACATGCTAAGGCGCTGCACGAATCGAAATTATCGTGAGTTCCATCTTTACGGCGGTCGCGGCATAACAGTTTGCGACCGATGGATGGAAAGCTATGAGAATTTCTTGGCCGATATGGGCGAGCGACTAGATGGCATGACGCTTGAGCGGGAGCGCGTCAATGACGGCTATGGCCCTGACAACTGCAAATGGGCCACCTTGGAAGAGCAGGCCAACAACAAACGAAATAGCGCATTCATTGAGCATGACGGGCGACGCATGACGGTCGCCCAATGGGCGAAGGAATTGAACGTCAATCCCTTCAAACTGTATTACAGGCGCGGCAAAGGCTGGCCACCAGAGAAAATCCTCGCCCCGTGAAAGACAGAACCCCGCTTCGGCGGGGTTTTTTATTGCCTATCCACTTTGGAGCATCCATGACCCAGAACTCAGCAGTTATCACAGGCGGCGTCGCTATCTCGACCGCTACTCTCATGCCCGCAGTTGAATGGGCGCTTGGCCTTGCATTTCATGTGCCGGTGCCCGCCAGCGTTTCGTCACTCGTTGCCGGCGTGGTGGTAGCTGGCGCTCACGCAGCCATCAACTACGTGAACGCGCGTTTGTCGTCCAAGCAGGCAGCCGCGCAGTAACCATCCCGCCGCGCCGCGGCACTCTCTGGAACAATCCCATGAAGAAGATTTTCGCCGCTCTCGCGGCAGGACTCGTTGCGCTCGCTCTCTCCGCATGCGCTGGCGCTCCGACGCTCACGTTCGCTCAACAGGTAAGCATCGCATGCGGCGCCGCCAACGGCGAGATTGCCATTCTGAAGGGCGATGGCGTATTCACTGGCGGCGCAGAAAAGACGCTGACCGAGACCGTTCAGCCCGCAGTCGACAAGGTTTGCTCTGCCGGCGCGTCGGTTGCCAAACCGGACCTTCAATCGATCGTCAATGCGACGCTGCCGCTCGTGAAGTCGCTGGTAGATTCATCGTCGCTGTCGCCTGACAAGATCAGGGCTGCCGACGCCGCAATTGATACTGGCGTGCTGGCGTTCAATATCGCGATCAGCCTTGCGCCGGCTGCCGCCGTTACGGCACCGGTCGCCGCATCGACACCGCTCGCTGGTGCGCCGCTGCAATGAGCAAGTTCCTGACCGAATTGCAAGTCGAACTCATCAGTGACGCCACGAACAGTGGGCGAGGGACGTGGCGCCTGACTGCGCCGCTGATCTATGACTCGGACGTAGCGGGGCGCGTGTTCGTCGTGCCGACTGGCTTCGAATCGGACTTTGCCTCAGTGCCTCGGCTGGCTATCGCGTTCGCACTGTGCGGCGATAGCGCTCATGCTGCAAGCGTGGTGCATGACGCGATCTACTCCTATCATTGGGTCGATCGCGCAACCGCTGATGCGGTGCTTCGAGAAGCTGCGCTAGTCTCGGGTGTCCCGGCTTGGCGGGCCGCGCTTTTGTATTATGGGGTGCGGGTCGGCGGTGGCGGCTCTCACTGGAATGGCTCGGTCTCGGTCTAGCGCCTCGCGCACAGCCTCCGGCACGCCAGCATGGATCGGCAGACCGTCAGCCTCATAGCTGACCATCTTGCCGATCTGTTCAAGTGCTCTTTGTGCCTTGATAGCCTTGTCGCGCCAGTAATCGTGCCGCTCCTGCAATTCTTCGAGAGAGCGCACGTATTCAACGCGCGAGTCGATCAACTGGCTGTTGACCAGCTCGCAGCGCGAACTTAGCGGGCATTCATGCTCGGGCGGTTTCATTGTCAATCCTCTCGCCATTGGCGACGATCAATCCGTACATCAGTACGAGCACCACGCTCCTTTCCCGATCACCGAAGTCTTCGTGACGAATTCTCGAATTGCCGCAATATCGTAGTCGTCCAGTTCGGCCGCCTGTTTCTCGCCAAGGATCTTGACGCAGTAGCAGCGGAATGCTTCGGCGTCGGTCGGCGCTTCAGCGTGCAATGCAGCGATGGCCGATGCGTCGATGCGATGCTGATCGTTACAATCATCGCAGTCCCGGCTTGCAATCAGCCAACGTGATGTCAATGCCATAACGGCGTATGCGGCGCTTGACCAGTTCAGTTCGACCTTGTCAGCATCATCGCTAGCCCCATACGCTCCAACGTCGCAACCCATCCTTCCTCCCGCGCTCTCGCGCACATCAATCAGCCCGCACTAGCGGCGCGTCAAGACCTGTTGCACCAAATCCAAATTACAACCGATGCGACGATCACGATACCTGCGATAACCAGCGCGTCACCGGCCAATTCTCGCCCATCGGCCTTAGCACCTCCAACACGCACGGCTGCAGTCGCCGCCACTATTGCTGCTGTTGCCGCTGCGCTCACCCTTCCTCCTATCCTGCCATCCGGCAGTGCGTCAGTTAGCCCGCAGTCTGCGGCGCGTCCCTATCCTCAAATGTCAGCTTGAAGACAACTTTGCGCTTTGATGTGTCGACAAACGATTCGTGCGTCCATAGTTTGCCGTGTTTCTTGCTGCTGTAGCTCTTAGCGAAGTAGGCGAGCACATCATCAAGCGACACTTCCTGATACACCGTTTCCATCATCTCTCCCGTTTATTCGAGCACCACTGGGGCGTCACTTCCTACCCCACCCCAAAGCAGCCGGCCTGCCGTACCCGGCATATTTTATCTTCAACCAATCTCGCGATCGACCCCGCTGATATGGTGAGTCCAACCGCTTTGCCACCATTCCTTCAAGGTCAAGGCTCTGCGCCTGCCCAAAGACAAAGTCTCCCGCACCCTGTATCCCACTTGCGTAAATCAGCGTTCGCGTATCGTCGAACGAGTCTCGCAGGCACTCCTTGCGCGCTAGCAGTGGCAGGGCTCGCAAGTCCTCATCGCCGATCGACAGCGCATCAAACACGTAGAGTCTGGCCGGGTCCGATCTTGCCGCCGCGCGGACGTTCTTCGGCGTCTTCGTGACGGCGCGCTGGCGAAGCCGTTCAAATGACGACCGGCCAGTGTCATCGTCGACGGTCAGTTCCGCGTCCCATACGAAGTCGCCGGGCACGCTTTCGACCGCCTTCACGACCTCGAAAAACGATCCGTTGAACAGGTTTCCATTGCGGCTCCAAAGCTTCACGTCCGCGCCAGCTTTGACGATCAGGCATCTAAACCCGTCGTACTTGAGTTCAAACAGCCAGTCAGGATCGGAGAACGGTCGCGGGTGCAGAGTCGCCAGCATCAAATCCGAGGCGTCAATCACGGTAGCGAGACGTCCATGCCCACGCAAGCGCCAGCCTGGCCCATGCATCATCTTTGGGACAGCCGGTCACGTCACATAAGTGCTCGAAGTCCTCGTCAAGAGTATGTCCGTGCTCGTTGCGCTTGCCCGGGTCAGGCAAAACGACTTCAAGGATCGCTTCAGGGTTGCGGTACTCGAACATGGCGTCACCTCCTTGTTCGCGGACCAGCATGAATCGGACCTTCGTCGTCGGCACCGATCGCGCGAATCCAATGGACACAGCCGCGATCCGGCATCGCCTGCACATACGGCCTACCTTCGTGCATGCAAAGGATGACCGCACCGCCTGCGCGCCACTCGGCGAAGTGCTCGCAGCCGATGCAATGGCGGTCGGTTGATTCGGTATTGAAAAGTCCCATTTGCATCCCGCTTCTGCGTTCTTGAGACAAGATACCACGGAGGAATCCGCGAGCCAATAAAAATCCTGCTGCGGTATTGGTGCAAATGACGTGTACCAGGCGCATTTGCTCGAAATGCTTGTCTGGCGCTGGTTTGCGAACGCCGGTACACTGGACCTGTACCAGAGACGGTATCTATCGATTGAGTGTGATGCAGAAGCGCGCCCATGTGCTGAGCGGCGTAAAAAGAGGGGTGCCGGAAAACTTCAGAGAGCAGATACAATTAAGCCGGCAACGGGTGCCGGCTTGCATGTTTTCTTGCCTGATTTAATGCGACTGTACCAAATTCGTACCAATCGCCCGCAGAGCCTTATTCTATAAGGGTGCTTGGTGCCCAGGAGAGGACACTTATCCGGTATCCGTTGACCGTCAAACCCTGATGTAACCGTGCTTTACGGATACTATCATGGTATCATTTGGTCGAATTTAGAGTGCGACTGTACCAACTGCTGTACCAGGTGCAGTCGCCAAACAAAAAGGAACCGGAAAACGTGGCCACATACCAGAAGCGCGGCGAGAGCTGGCGCGCAATCGTGCGCAAGGCGGGGCACAAGCCTGTGAGCGCATCATTCAACACCAAGCCCGAGGCGGTGGCGTGGGCGACCGCTACCGAGGCAAAGCTGAATGAGGGCGGTCAGGTTGTCGACGACAACACCGTGACCCTGCCGACAGTCTCAAAGCTATTGACTCGCTATGCCCTTGAGGTTAGCCCGACGAAGCGGGGCGAGCGGTGGGAGGTGATGCGGCTTGAAATGCTTGCCCGGAATTTTCAGGTCTTCCAGAAGCCGCTTTCCCGATTCTCTCCGCAAGATGTGGCTGATTGGCGCGATGACCGATTGCGCGTCGTTTCCGCTTCGTCCGTCAATCGCGAACTCAACCTTATTTCGGCCGTGTTCACGACTGCAATCAAGGAATGGCGCATGCCGCTCAAGGAAAACCCGGTGCATCTGATCCGCCGGCCAAAGAGCGCGCGCCCGCGCAAGCGCCGCGTCGATAACACAGAAATCCAGACGATGTGCAATGCGCTCGGTTGGGACATGAAGGCCACGCCGGAGATTTCCAAGCACCTGATCGCTTGGTCATTCGTCTTCGCCGTCGAAACGGCAATGCGCCGCGGCGAGATCCTGAACATTCGGCATCGCGACGTCAACATCGCCGAGCGCTATATCCATCTGCCTCAGACGAAGAACGACGACGCGCGCAACGTTCCCCTGTCCACGCGTGCCGTTGATCTGCTTTCGCTGCTTGCGAAGGGCCGGCCAGATGATTTTCTGGTGCCAGTGAATGCCGGATCATTCGATACCCTGTTCCGTGAGGCGAAAAAAAAGGCCGGATTGACCGACCTGCATTTCCACGACTCCCGCCGTGAAGCCGCGACGCGCATGTCCAAGTTGCTGCCGAACGTTTTAGAACTGTCGGCGGTGACAGGGCACAAGACCCTCAAGATGCTGCAAATCTACTATGAGCCGAAGGCGACGGACATCGCCGCCAAGCTCGGCTAGACCACGGTGGGCGTCCTACGCGGGCGCCCACGCTGCGCGGGTGCTGGCTGCGTGCTCTGCGCTATCACCCAATCTCTAACCACTGACGGGACCCAACGCGGCCGGCCAAGACCGGCGACACGCGGCGGCAGGCTTGCCGGCTTCTTCGTAACCATCGTTTGCACTGATGCCGGGCTGTAGCCTAAAAACTTCGCCAGTTCCTTGTGCGTCCAGAGTTCTTCCATCGCCTCTCCCATTATGCCGCCTGCCGTATCTCGAATCGCTTGTTTGGCTGCCCTTGCTTGACCCGCATCGCCTTGCCCGCCTTCAGGTCGCTCGTGTACTTAGCGCAAGCCTGCACGTATTGGCGGCGGCTGACCGTTGCGACGATCATCTCGAAAACGTGAATCCCGCCGTTCACCGTGGCAAGCTCGTCGCCAATGAACACGAACCGGCCGATCTCGTACGATCGCTCGCGCATGTTGATGAGCGCGTTCCGTGCCTCGTTCACCGCAGACAGGCCGATATGCGCATTGTTTGCCATCGCGCAGACGTTGACGGCGATGTTGAACGCGACAATCAGCTCGTCCCATTGTGCTGCTGCTCCGAAGCCTCTGGATAGGGCGAGTGCTGCCATGTGAACCTGAGTCAGAACCTCGTTGCGCTCTTTCTCCTGCATCGGCTCGTCTGCGTTGAATAGGGTCGACACGATGTCCTTTCGCGTCACTAACTTGCGCGCCTTGCGTGGCTTCTTAGGGGTTGGCATATTCAGATCATCCAGTAAGTGCGGGTCAATTCGATGATCCGCTGTGCTGCTGCTTCAATCACTTGCTATTCCTTTTGAGACAGAGCGCGGATAGCGCGATACAAGGCCGACGCACAGGCTTCTGCTCCGTCTGACTTGCCTTCCATGTAGGTCGGGTTATCGCTAGTCCGGCGGCGTTTGTTGTAGTCTGTGCTGAGTGCATCGCACGTCTTGGCCGCTTCCTCCAGCGCCGAGCGGTGGATTTCCCGGGCGAGTGCAAGTCCGCTGTATGGCCCTACGCCGTACTTTGCGGAAATCGCAATCAGATCGTCGTCAGTCATCCTTCTCTCCCGTGTGTTGGGACAGGGCGGCAATCTCCCTGGCGCAAAATATCGCAGCATCAGCCGCTTCCCGGCTCCGCTTCGGATTCACGTCCGATACATATCCGTTAGCAATTGCCTGACAGAGCGCGCTCGCTTGCTCCAGCGCCTCGCGCCGCTCCGCATCCTTCCTCAATCGCTCTGATTGCGCGGATGCGCATGCGTCGATAGATTCTTGAAGCGTTTCCGGGAGAGGGTTGCATCGACCTCCGAAGTCCAGCTTTTCAATCTCGGCTGTCCGCTGTCCCATGTAGTGATCCCAACGGATAAACCGGACGCGGCCGTAATATTTGGTATTGAACTCCTGTCCCGGCTTCAGGCTTTCGACACATACACGCGCCACCGGCTGCGCATCGACGGCTGGCGCTACGGTGGCGATCTGCGCTTCGAGTTCGGCGATGCGGGCGTTCGCGGCTTCGAGGGCGTGGCGTGCATCGTCTCGGTCGTCAAGTGCATGACTCCATGAGCCGGCCGACCATTTCGCATGGTTCACTATTTCGCCTGCTTCGTCGGTTGTTACGTCTCGGAACACGGCGGTGAATATTTTGGGCTTGCTCATTTCCCCTCCGATGCGCTTGCGGATTGAGCGGCGGTCAGGGCGCGTTCAGCCTGCTCATACATGCGCTCTAGAGCCTCAATCTCGTGCTTCCAGTACGTCATGTCGTCGCTGTTCTCGCTGACCGTCGCCTCGTTTAGCTGGAACGCAAGGCCCGCGTACAGTGCGCGATAGTGGCTGACGACATCGGCAAGGCATTCGCGCGCGGCATCCGTGGTCGCTGTCTGTGCTGGCGGGGCGGCGTAGAGCCTCGTGCGCTCCTCAATGTTCGAGTCCAGCAGCGCGCCGTACTTCTCGCCCTTATCGTTCGTCAGGACAAGTCCGACTGGCTCTTGATTGCCGCTCGCGGGCTTTTCCAACGCTGCTGCATGCCCGAGATTCCAGATGAACTGCTCACGCTCAGTCAGGCCCGCCGGTGACATTTCGCTAATCGACTGCAATACATCATTTGCGGCGCGGGTCATTTTCTCCGCCACCCATTCGACGTATTCGATTGGCAGATCGACGCCGTCAATTTCACAAAGCTGGACGACTTGCTCATAGGTCCATGCCTCATGCGTCCCAGATTGCGCCTCCGCACCCTGCGCCACATTGGCGAACATCGAATAAATCGCGTCGCGCGCTTTCAGTACCGCATCAACGTCTTTCGCTGATGCGGCATGCGAATGGTCAACCAGCAATGCGGAAAGCGCTTCGTTTCGATACTGCGCCACATTGGCGGAAGTTGATGCAGCGCGGGCCATAATCCGGCGTGCGACTACGGGCAATTCTTCCGGTATACAATCTGGTTCGCCGAGAATCCCCAACGTCTCAATGCAAATGTCCCGCATCCATTCAACTGCCCCGCGCTCGTCCTGCTCGACGGATGGCGCGGCAGGGTGATAGCGCGGGCTCGCGAGCATCTTGCCAAGCCATGCCTGCACCGATTCCTCGCGTACAACCTCGTTTTCGCAGTTGTCGATCAGATAGCATGCGAAGAACTGCGCGCCATCCGATAGCGTCTGTTGCGCGGCAGGCTTGCTTGCTTCATTGGCGAGATGGGCGGCTTTACCAGTTCCCCTACAATAAACGCAGGTTTCGTTAAATGCTCCTTCACCTGTCGCCGACATGGCAGTGCGGTATCCGTGCCCATTGCAAACTCGGCACTCCACCGCCTCTTGCGCTCCGCCAGCAGCTATCGCGGCGCGGGCGTATTCGCGCATCTGATCGGCAGTGAAGATTTCCTCGGGCACGCGCTCTGCCGCCCTGTCTACGCCGTCCTGCCAGCCGTATTCAGCGGCCTCGTATCGGTCGTGAATGCCGCGATCCTCTACTCCGCAGCCAAGCGCCTGCGAATGCAGTTCGGGCCATTCGATTTCAAGCGGCGCTGGCAGCGGCGGCAATCCATCAACCAGCGGCGCGGCGTCTGCCTGCGGGGTGGCGATGGAAAGAGCAACAGAGATTGCTGCACGCATAGCATCAATGATGTGCGATACACGAGGAACGCCCTGATAGTTCCAGTGCTCATTCAAAATGTCGTCCAACTGCTCATCGCTCAGACTCGCTGCGCCTGTATTCATGGTGGTGTTCATAATTGGTCTCGGGGAGGTTAGGCAAACTCGAAGCCGCGCTCGCGAATACGATCGCGCTGCAGGGCTTCGTACGCCTGGTTCAGTTCGCATCCAATGAATTTGCGGCCGAGGCGCGCAGCGACCTGTCCGGTGGTGCCGCTGCCGAAGAACGGATCGAACACGATGTCGCCGGCGCGCGAGCCAGCCATGACGCAAGGTTCGACGAGTTCCTGCGGAAAGGTGGCAAAGTGCGCGCCTTTGTACGGCGTCGTTGCGATCGTCCACACTGATCGCCGGTTTGCGCGGCCGCTGTCTCCGGTCCATTCGTTGCCGGATTTCGTTCGCGATTCTTCGCGTTCATCGTCGCCGTATTTGTTTCCGCCGAACCGCGGCCCGACAGCCTTCATTGATCCGTTAGTTTTTCCTGGGACGCGATCGCTTCCCGCCTGACTCGGCAAGCCGGGTTGCGAGAGCCGCTCGACGCTTGTTTCTGCGAGTGGTTGCGCAATTGCTTCCGCGTCATAAAAATACCGCTCTGACTTTGCCAATAGGAACAGCGATTCGTGCGCCTTGGTGCAGCGGTCCCGAACGCTCTCTGGCATGGGATTCGGCTTGTGCCAGATGATTTCCTGCCGCAGATACCAGCCATCGGCACGCAGGGCGAACGCGAGCATCCACGGAATGCCGATCAGGTCTTTCGGTTTTAGCCCCGATCCTTCGGGAATAGCGCCTGTCCGAGACGCTTTCTGAGGATGCGCTTCGATCTGCCGTGCACTAATAACGGATCGTTCTGCCATTTGCCCGGTACGCCCCTGTGCGCCCCACGATCCGGCATAGCTGTCGCCGATGTTCAGCCACAGGGTTCCGTCGTCGGCCAGAAGGTCGCGTGCAGCACGGAAGACGTCGATCATTGCCGCGATGTACGCGTCAGGGGATTCCTCAAGGCCGAGTTGCCCCGGATGTCCGTAGTCGCGCAGACCGTAGTAGGGCGGCGACGTGACGATCGTCTGCACCTTCACGCCGTCGGCAATCATCGCGCGCATCGTGTCGCGGCAGTCGCCAAAGTGGCAGCGATCAATCCAGTTGCTCATACTCGCCTCAATAGAAGGGTTTCAGGTTTATTCGAAAAAGAGCGGCCGGAGTTTCGCCGCTCAACGCTCGTCACGCAGCTACGCTTGCATTCGGCTTGCGGGTTATTGCCGGTATGTTGCCGATGCGAATGCTTACCTGGTCGTGGTTATCCCGCGCGAGGATGGCTGCGGTTGCCGCGATCAGGTTGTGCGTCAGTTGACTTGTCGGCGTGATAGAGCGCAGGTATGCGTCTGTCGCCTGGGCGAGCGCGCGGGCAAGTTGGTCTTGTTTCACCGTGCGGGTTCCGATGTGGCGCTTTGAGGCGGCCGCCCGGCGCGCAATGACTGAGCATGCGCTTACACGAGCGGCCATGATGGCGTTCGCGGGCGTGCGTAATAATGCTGAGAATTTCGTGTAGAGCATGGTTCCGTTCCGTTTGTTGTTGATTATTGGTGTGTGCTGCTATTGGCGTAACGATACCGCAACAGTATCTGTAACGCAATACCTAATTTCGTGTTTGCATGCATAAATCACGGAAGCGGCGCTGTTCAGCCTCGTATCCGATGAGATTTCGGTGCATCCAGACTGGCGACGCACTCCGTTTTGTCTTTCGTTCGATAGCTTCGCGCAGTGCATCGCCTTCGAGCAATGCATAGCGCACGCGTGATGTCGTGGCGTCGCGCCAGATGACGCCTTTCGCGACCAGTGAATGCAGCGTGTCGCGTACAGCAGCGCGCGGGCGGTCGTTGAGTAGGGCGAATATCTCGTCGAGCGTGTAGGAGTAGCTTGCAATCATTGCTGCGATCATGTCTTCGTGAGCGACGGTCTCGGCGGTGCGTGTACTGCTGATGGCGATGTTTCTCATTTTGTGTTTCGTGCCTCGTCGATGGCTTCGCGGCAACTTGCGACCGCATTGGTACCGCTATTCGCGTCGTTCAAATCGATGTCCCCGCAGTAGCCGCCCCACTGGCGACCGGTCATCAGTCTGGTGATGTTCTGACTCAATATCACCTTCCACTGGTAGGTAGTGCCGTAGTGCCGATTGAGCGCGGCGTTCTGCTGGTCGAGCCAGTCGAGCCGCGCCTTATCCGCTCGTAACCGCTCGCACTCAGCCTCAAGCGCTGCATAGTCGGAGTGGCGAACGTAGACGCCGTTGGGGCAGGGCGCCGAGCTGGTGCCGAATCGCTGAACTGTCATGCTGTCTCCATCTGTGGTTGTGTGATGCCTAGCTTCGCTGCGCGGTCTGCGCTCCATCGCTCGAATGCTGCGTTCCACATGTCCCGCTTCTGCTGGCGAACGAATCGCTTTCCCTGATCGAATTCGGTGTGACATGTGAAGCACGCGGGCAGCGTAAAAAAGTCAGCGTTTTTCAGGCCAGCGCCTTTCCCTTCGTTCCGGTGCGCCGGCACGCATGTTCGCCAGTCGCCATTGCAGACGCCGGGGATTTGCAGGTAGCACGGCTCATTGCGGCAGGCGTCTCGCATGCGTCTGTCATCGCCAGGCTTGGCCTTGCGCGCGCGCTTCTTCATCGGCTTGCGCTCCAGTTCCTTAGTCGCGCTGCGAAAGCTGCTGAACGACGCGCCGGGCTTGCGCTTGAATGCGCTAGGCTTCAGTGCAGAGCGCTTCATCGTGCCGACTCCAGCAATCCGGCGAACGGATGCGCGCGCCCATCGCAAGCAGTCCTACGCGCCTTGAATACGCCGGAATATTTGCGGTAGTGGCGAGCCGATGCCTGTTGGCGTGCCTCGGTGCGATCCGGCTCCGGCTTGTCGCGCTTGTTGCCGGCAACGTAGACGGCGCCCCACAAGCCGCTCTTGCCGACCATGCGGTGCCAGTCGCAGATGTAGACCTGCTTCGGCGTCTGACTGCGCAAGATGCGCAGATGGCGACGCACGCCTGTCTCGGCGATGCCGACGATTGCTTGAAGCTCGATCGCAGTCATCGGCTCCTGTGCGAGCAGTTCGATGATCTTGCGTCGCGTGTCGTTGCGCACGCTGTTTGGATTGAGCTTGCCGGTCATGCTGCCAGTCCCTCATATCCGGCCGGCGCGGGGTCTTTCCACTTGACATCGTGTTCGGCGCCAAAGGCATAAAGGAATTCGATGAACTCCGACGCGTGGCGCTTGCTGAACTTGCGCGTCTGCACGCCAAGCTGCACGAAGCCGGTTCCGTCGAGATTGGGGATGATCGCGCCGACGCCTTGCACCGGATCGCCTTCGGCGGCTTTTACGCGCGCGAATGCGTCGACCAGGAGGCGCTTCCATGTTTCAAGGTCGCGCATTGATCCCATGAACGGAACCTGAGCGGCGACATCCGCGAACATCGCGTGATACTTGGCCTGCTGATCGCGAGATTTCGTCGGCGGCTTGATCTCGACTATGAAGCCGTCTGGCGCGTGGATGCATGCGCGGCTCGCTAACTGGCGCGCGGTAGGATGCACAAGGCGGTAGAGTTGCTTATCCATCACGCCCCCATGACCATGACGTGACACCGGCCGCCCTTGACGATCTCGCCGCGCGCGACGAATAGCTCGTCGATCTGGCTGTCGTCGTCGTAGACGCCAGCATGCGTCAGCGCATCGAGCGCGGCCTTGACACGGTTATCAATGTCGGCCACGCGCCGATCTCGCATGCTGACGTGCATCGCCACGCACAGGCGCGCATCGCCGAACTTGATGGCTTGGCGCTCGGCGACGATCTCGGCGACGCGCTGGCGGAAGTCTTTGCCTTCCTTCGTTATGTACATCCCCTTGGGGGACTTACGCCAATAGCTGTTAATCGACGGCGGGAGGGGGAGGGTTAGAAATTGGGCAACGCCGGATAATGGATGGTCTGTCATGCGATCTCCAGCATCAGGCCGGGCTGGCGCAGGCGTTCGCGCTGTAGGGGCTCGTAAGCCGGGTTCAGCTCACAACCGATGAATTCGCGCCCGAGAGCAGATGCAACTTGCCCCGTCGTGCCGGATCCGAAGAACGGGTCTAGCACGATGTCACCCGGCTTGCTGCCAGCAAGTACGCATGGCTCGACGAGCGCTGTCGGGAACGTCGCGAAATGCGCGCCTTTGTATGGTGTCGTCGCAATGGTCCAGACCGATCGCTTATTAGCGCGACCACTTTCCCCGATCCACTCCTTGCCGCTCTTCGTGCGCGACTCTTGGCGATCGTCATCGCCGTACTTGTTGCCGCCGAAGCGCGGACCGGAGGCCTTCATCGCACCGTTGGTTTTTCCCGGCACGCGATCGCTTCCGGCTTGATTGGATAGATTCGGCTGGCTTAGGCGCTCAACACTTGTCTCGGCGAGCGGCTGCGCAATCGCTTCCGCGTCGTAGTAGTAACGGTCGCTCTTTGCTAATAGGAACAGTGATTCGTGCGACTTCGTGCATCTGTCGCGGACGCTTTCCGGCATCGGGTTCGGTTTGTGCCAGATAATTTCCTGTCGCAGATACCATCCATCGGCGCGAAGAGCGAAGGCGAGCATCCAGGGAATTCCAATCAAGTCCTTCGCCTTGATGCCATCGCAAACGCCTTTGCTCGCAGCGACTTCGGCAGTGTGACGGCGGTCAGATCGCTGGCCGGTTGATCCCTGCTTCCCGTTGCCACCTGCCGTTGCGTAGCTATCCCCGATGTTAAGCCACAGGGTTCCATCGTCGGTCATCACATCGCGCACTGCGCGGAACACGTCGACCATCTCGGCGATATAGCGGTCTGGCGTTTCTTCGAGTCCGAGTTGCCCTTCGTGACCGTAGTCGCGCAGGCCGTAATAAGGCGGTGACGTTACGCACGTTTGCACCTTCACGCCATCGGCGGCCATTGCTCGTAAGGTGTCGCGGCAATCGCCGAAGTGGCAGTTGTTCGTCCAGTTCGTCATGCTCTCTTTTCGCTTTTTATATAGGCCCACAGTTCTTTCTTCGCCCGCTCTGCCGCTTCATCACCGGCCTTGCTGCGAACGCTCTCGACGATCTGCTTCGCGCGCTCGAACGATCCGCTGCGACCGTCGCGCACCGCGGCCATAAAGCGGGCTAAGCATTCGGCTTGCGTCATTCGAAACGGATAGTCGCGCCCTTCATCCATCCGGAGCAGACGACTCCTTCGACGAACTGGCCTTTTGGATTGCGCGCCTCGAATCCGGTGCTGAACGTGTCATGCTTGTCGCATCCAAAGTACGAATAGCCGGTGATCTTGACGTCTGAGAAACCGGAGTACTCTAGGGCTCGCCGAGCAGCGGTTTCATCGGTGCAGCCTGCAGCAGCAAAGACCGCAAGTAGGCAAAGTAAGCATCGCTTCATGGTTTTCCTTTTAGTCAGCACCAGCACACGCTCGCGTATGCGACCGTTCGCCGGATGAACCATGCGCCACCATCGACGCAGCCGTATTCGCTGTAACTATCGAACTTCAGGCGTAAGGCGGTGTGCATGGCGGGTCTCGACTTAGCGAATATCCAAACGCTGGCCGCGAACAAGTCGGCAGCCCGGCACTTCAAAGCCGTCTTTCAGCGCGGCGGCGATCAACTTCTTGTCTG